GGAAAGGGTAAACCGAACGTTTTTGAACATAGAAAAACTATCTAAAACTATTTATAAGGCATTGAACATCGCTTGAGTAATAGGCGATTGCATCAATCCAGAAACCATATTAGCACCTTGATCCAGCAATTTGCCAATATCCATCCCTTTTTGTGACATTTTATTAATATCTATAGCATTAGGAGCGGTAGCAGTATTAAGTACAGCAGAGACACCAACAACGTCAGCGGGAGTGGCTGTAAGCCCTCTTACCTCAGAACCAACAACTTCATAATGTACGACACATTCCCATTGGAAAGATCCTCCGGGACAGTCAGTTACTTGAAAGCCCATATAGTGTTGGAATGATTGTAGAGATATCGTGGTTCCAAAGAAACCAGGATTATTTACGGCATCAGGATAATAAAGAAAATCATCATCCATAACAGGTGTGTGATAAACAAGAAACCAATCTTTTGAAACAGGATATCTAAAATACGTTTCTAGCTGGCCCAATGTAGAAACATCAGCTCCAGCAAGAGTGTCATGGTTTGGTTGTATAGTGGCGTGAATAGTACCGGCCATATTAACTTCAGTTCCTGTATATCTAACTCTCAAACCAGCAGCAACAACGCGATATTTAATACCACGTCCTGCTACTAAAGGTAATTGAGCTGCGACAAATTCAGCATTGAGGTTATAACCTGCACACCCAGTATCAACCGGGGTTGCAGTTTCTAATGACGCAGGGTATGGACATCCAGCAGAGGAAGGCCACACACCACCACTTGTATATATAGGACAGGAGCCATAGGCAGCCTGACTTGCATTATTTGCTAGTCTACGAGGGGCAAAAGCCAAGAAAGCACTACCAGCAAATGTACCTGTTGATACTTGTAAATCTCCACGAGCGAAAGCACTAAACTTTCTACTTTTAATATTTGGGATAGTGGGAATACAAGGGTTTTCGGATTTATACATCTCTAACCTCAACGAACGAAGAATAGGAGCACATGACTCATCCAATTTATAAAAAGGACAGACAAGAGCTGCATAATATATTCTAGCACAAACTGAAAGTCTAAACATTTTCTTAACGTTACCGACTTCTTTAACAGCTTTTTTACGTCGTTCGACAAGATTAATCTGAGAATTAATCGATTTATTAATCTCTTTCTTAGTAGGTGCAACACGATTATTACGAGGTATTTTTTGAGTTGTCATAATTCCTTTTTGACCTCGGGGTTGTGAATTAAGATATTTATTGTAAGCAGCAACCCTAGCTTCATGATTTAAACCAGCTTTATCATGATTAAGCTTATTTCGTGCTAAATATTGAGCTTGGTTCATTTTTGGTTGTCCATTCCCATAAGGATTGAACCCTTCAAAAATCATATCCAAAGTATGATCAATATCAGATGACCAAACAAAAGAAAGCGGATGATCAGAACTCGGTGGGTCTAATTTCTTCAAGTCTTTAACAAAACTATGGAGAAGCGTAACAGGTTCCCAGGCAAGAAACATAGTATCAATATCTGAAAGCCACGCTATAAAAGCAGATTCTTGATCTGGAGCAGAACCATCACCGGAAGTTGCCATCTGTGGAAGCAAACCATCAATAGAGTAAATATAATTTATATAAAAAGATGAACTAGTAAGTTCCACATAAGTAGGACGAGATATCTGAACATATCGTTGTGCAGAAGATATGTCAGGAACAGTTCGATCACTGGGTGTTCTAACTGGTTGAACAATACCAAAGTGATCGGCCATCATATGTTTAAACAACTGATGACCACTGTTGGACCAATATCTCGAAAGAGGTCCTGAAGGTTTAGGAAGAGTCTGTAAATGTTTTATAAACTCTGAAAATAATGGATCCCAGTTTTCAAACCGATTTATTAGATTATTTTCCCATCCAACAAATGCTGATAAAAAATCATCAGCAGTTTGAGCTACGACCATTGGTGGAGAATCATCATACTGAACAGTACTTGAACACAAAACCTGTCCATCAGATGTATTTTCATAATTTGGCCTAAAAACATTAATATACTTAGAGTCCGCCGTTTGAGAATTACCATATGGATTAAAGGACCCTGCTTTAATCATATCTTGAGTGTGATCGGTGTCTTCATACCACATATCATCTCCATAATAAGTAGCATTCTGGTAACATCTATTGCACATTGGGATTTCACCAAAACGTAGATCGCCACATTGTAAACATTTAATAACACCTTCACAAAAATCAACTACATGTTGATAAACGTGATAAGGACAATCTTCTCTCTCACACCATTTAGGTTCACTATCTGTGACTACATATTTTTTAGTAATTGTATTAACCACAGGGCTAGGACACCTAGGAGTTTGTAAGGTCTTATCCCCATTAGAGGAATACTGTACTCTAAGAGCACATTCAGTAGATCTAGGAGCTATATCTTCAATTTTACGCCGCCTAGCAAACTGGACCAATTGTTCATTTTCGAGTTTCTCATTTCTATTTTCTTTATGTTTAATATAATTCATCGTACAAGAAAAACAAAAAGATGAACCCGGAGCATTAATATGACCAAAAGGACATTTATACTCTTTTTCATCTGGAGAGAACGTTCCAGGGGGAGCTTTAGTCAGACCTGCCGCTCTAGCTTGCTCTAGAGCTTTGCAGACTGACGTATAATCTTCGGAGTATTGCGAGGACATTCTAGTTAAATCTATAACTAATGGGCCTCCACGATCACCAGTCCACTTCAGAGGTATTTTACTATCTGATTCAAGGCCTAAGTAAAAAACTTCGACGTATTCTCTTGAAGGGACTCCCAAGGTCAGCATCATTTTAACGTCTGGCTGGCCATTATTAATAAAATGTTGCAATACTTTTATATATATCAATCTAAGCTCTTCAAAGACATCCTGGTGAGCAAAACTCATAACCAATAAAGAATAAAATTGTTGTAAATATTGACCGGATGTTTTTCGATTAGGAGTATATAATATAGGGTGAATTAAACGAGCAAGATTCCATTTTGGTATGAAAAAATTCTTATATTCGGAAAAAACAAAACCAAGAAATGGTAAATCTGCCCAGGGTCGCTCTACACCTCCAACGAGCCATTTACATTCAAGCCCGTGTTGACCTAATAACCTCTCCTTAACTCTCATAACATCTAAAATCCCATCAAAACTCTGTTTAAGGGCCATTGAATTATCATCCCCAAACAAGTTCACTAATTGTTCATAAACTAATTCGGGTTCTGGTAGATATCCATGTTTTTGATAGTAGACGTAGGTGAGAAGATCAGCCATTATTTCAAAACCAGCTTCTATATTATTTACTGTTGTCATTCCAGATCCAGAATTGTTACCACGTAAACGTATAACAAGATCTCCATTATGGAATAACAAAAAACTTTTCTTAAGAGCATCGGTAACCCACTTAGCGATTCTCTTATGGGGGGAGTTAGGATTAGCCTGACACCAGAGCCGATATCGTCTATCCGCTACATAATGCAACAGAACTTTACGATCATATCCACTGATGTCCCAATTAAGTCGAACTTTATATATAATATTACCATCATCATCGACTACATTGAGCTCCCTATACCACTTATCTGTACCTCCATAAAATGGATTAAAGCCATACTTGGACCATTTGAAATTTTTCATATTTTCAGTTCCCAACCCGAACAAGCGGATTTGCCAGTACAGCAAGTGTGCAGACGTAGTTTGAAAAGTACGGAGCTTCTCTGTAATAAAATCAATTAAATCAGCAAGTTCCTCTTTACCACATGATTCATATATAGCAAGGAGAGCCTCTAGAAACTCAATATTTTCAAAATTTTTCAACCAAACCTCGGAGTCATACACTGATTGTCTATCTTTAAAACCGAGCCACTTCCATGGTATTGATGGACCTTTCTTTAAATCCAAGTGCTGACGTGTTTCCTCATCCGTCATTGACTCTGCAGAGAGAGGCACTTCCAACATTTTATCAACCATAGCCAGAGCATAGGAATGAAAACGATCTGGACTAGGCCAGGGTCGTACTTCATCAATCTTCATTTCGGCAATCTCAATAGATCTAGCTGAGGGTATATTATAAAAATATTTCCCAGAGTATTTCTGGAGATACTCCCACTCGTCGGGAAGAATAGTTTTTAAAAGTGATGGGGAAACGTACTCAGAAGGACCATTAGGAATCGCACGTTTCCGGATATGAGGCGCTAATTGTGCTACATAAACTAATTCTTTGTATTTTCTATTCGCAGGCACATCAACGTCAAAGTAAAAAGATGTTTTATAAAAACATTGATTATTTTTACTCACCCCTTTTATAGTAGATGAGTCACTCTCGGGGTTTTTGAGAGTGACACCTAAAAAAGTTCCTTAAAGTCAACAAAAAGAGCAGATGGTAAACACATGCCCCTATTATCAACAAAATTAGTAGAATCATGCAACCCTATAATACAATTATTAGTTACATAAGGAGATCCACACTGCCCTGGAAAAGAATCAGATTTATGAGTAATATATATTTTTCCAGATCCTACATCAGCAAGTGACGAATTGGAACACCAAACTTCAGTCCTGTCGAACGTACGAACGTCAACAGAGTAAAGTTTAATATCACGAACAGGAGTATCTTTTTCTACCGGCATTAAGGGTAAAACTTCACCAGCAACATTAAGATTTTTAGGTTTTAACATCACTGAGGTGTCGTTCTTATAATTATGAGTGAAAAGTAATTGATGGTATACATTATCACGAAGATAATAAGCACAGTACCGTCCAATTTCATCTTTCCTCAAAATATGAGTTTTGGTAACTATGAGAATCTTCCCATAAACTTGTCCTACAGTTCCCATCCCATTAAAGGAATAGTGACCTTTATCATAAATATATAACTTAATCAATCCAAGTTTTTTACCAGCGGGTGTTTGAAGGGTTACTCGTTGAGTATTTTGGTTACGATCGACCACCGCTTCAGGAGTTACCCACTCCTCTTTATAGTCCGCTTGTTGTTCAGGTAAAATAACCTCCTGTTTCTTAGGTTTAGCGGGTAAGACTTCCTCTTTAGTCTTGTACTCTTTTTTACGCTTATCCGTCATACATTTATAGCATGTAGAATTCTTACCACGTAGATTATTACCACAACCAGTACATTTTTTAGCCTGCTCTGGTACTTTACAAGTTGACCAATGTGTACAATGATGACCACCGCAATGTGTATTACAAATTTTCGATGGCGATGTTTCCATATGTTGAGGACAATCAGAAGAATGAACACATTCAGGCTTCTTCTTGTCATTCTCTATCTCCTCTATTTTTATATTTTTCTTTTTCTTCTTAGAGGTATCTTTTTCTTCTTTATGTTTCTTTTTAATCTGGTCAGTCTCTTCTTTAAGTTTATCAAATTTTTCTTGAAGTTTAATTGCATCATTACAATTACGACAAATACCAGTCTTATTTTTAGCACCTAAGCTATTAGAACAATAAGATTGAGAGCACTTACGGACATCTTTAACATCATTATTCTCCTCTTTACCTTCAGTTTCTTCTTTAGGTTTTTCTTTCTTTACTCCATCTACTGCATCTCCATTTTCTTCTTTAGGTTCATTCAAATGCTTACGAGGTTTATCAGCATTAGGCAGTTTCTTATCATTGTTAACTCTTGTTTGTTTTTTATGGGAAGCTTTAAATCCCCCATCATATTCACCTTTATATAATTCATCTATATCAAAAGTTAACTTTCTAAGTTCTTTAGAAAGAGCTACTAGATCATGTTTAGCAGCATCAAGCAATTCCTGATCCTGCGAGCTTCCATGTGTTT